GCAATTGCCGCCAACGAGGCGAACACATCCTTGGCCTGGAGAAAAATCAGCCACGACTGCCGCCTCGCGACACGGAGAAACGGGACAAGCAGCGACTTGCGAGAATTACGCAGCGGTCTCCATTCAGGAGATCATCAAGGGCACGGCCGAAGTGAAGGCCCGTACTCTCGACACGGATCGCTATAACCTGGAAAACGCCCTGAATCAGGTCACCAAAGCCAAATCGGATCTTGAAAAGAAGCTGGCAAACCCAAATGCCGATGCTCGGGAAAAATCGGTATTGGAGCAGCAGCTTGTAGGGATCAATCAACAGATTGCGGATGCCCAGCTTGGATTCAGGGAGCTTGATAAACAAAAAAAGAAAGTTCTTGAGCAACAGGTACAGGAAAACAGTTCTGTAAAGGCGCTCAAAGAAAGCCGGGGCGGCATCAACGATTCCGAACTGAGTAAGCAGACCCAGATCTCGGATGCGCATGCTTTGTCCGTTGCCAGGCAGCAGGATGCCTACAAGAAATTGCAGGCCGGCTTGGTCGATCTGCCGACATACTATACCGAAGTTTCCCGCGCCCAGGAGGCAAAGCATACTTCTGTCGACCGCATCACCAAGGCCATAGAGCGGGAAGGCAAGGCGCGCGGGGGCGCCGCGAATGCCGCCGCCCGATACGGCGAGCAGGCCTCGTCCTACCTCCAGCAGGCCAGCGACCAGTACGAGCAGCTCCAGGCCCAGCTGAATGGTGACACGCTCGGGGCTAAGCTGGCCGCCATCGACAAAAAATACAACCAGGCCGAAAGCGCCATCCGCAAGTCCATGATCGGCGCCAAGGGCGCGACCGGGGATGCTGTGGCCGCCCTGGACCAGCTCGAAAAAAACCGCGCTATCGAAAAGAAGATCGCCGAGGCCAATGCCTGGAAGACGTCGCTACAGGACGCGAGCTCCATCTTGTCCAAGTTGGGCCAGATGACCGGTGACCCCAAGGCTATTTACGCCGGGCAAATGGCCCAGTCCCAACTTTGGCAGATTGAGCAGCAAAAGCGCGTCAATGCCATCGACGATCCGGGCGAGCGGGCCAAGCAGCAAGCGGAGCTGTCCCGGATTGCCGCTCTGGAGGAGCTGGACGCCCGCAAGCAGGCCTACGAGGGTATCAAGGCCATATCCGACGAGTACTGGACCGCCGAGCGGGAGCGCGTCCAGAATCACCTGGATGCCGTCCGTGACTCCGCGAAAAGCGAGCTGGCCTATAAGATGTACGAGGCCCAGCAATGGGACGAATACAATAAGAAGGTCCTCGAAAACCAGGTCGAGAACGCCCAGACCTACGCGGAGGAGTTCGCGGCGAAATGGGCGTTGGCCTACGGCTCCTACAAATCCGCATCCGGCAAGGCGCGCGATTCCTGGTCGCGTGATGCGGACGCCACGATCAGCCTAACCGACAACATGGCCTCTGCCATCTCCGGCACGTTTGGTGACATCGTGCGCAGTGCCAAGGATGGCTCGCTGTCCGTTACAACGATCTGGCAAAACATGCTGTCCCGTATGGCCGACGCCTTGGCCCAGTGGGTTACCGACGAGGTGCAAAACTGGCTGAAGTCACTCCTTTCGAGCTTCTCCGGCTCCATGAGCGGGCTGGTCGGGAGCCTGTTCGGTAGCGGCACGAGCGCGCTAGCCAGTAGCGGTTCTTCCGTGGTCAGTGCCATGTCTTCGGTCGGCGTCTCCCCTTGGACGCTCGCGGGTGGATTTTTCGCCAAGGGCGGCGCCGTGGTCGGGTCGCTGCCGGTCAATACCGTGCTCACCTCCCCCACACTTTTTACGTTGGCGGACAGCGGGTTTCGCCCCTTCGCGACTGGTGGGCTCGGCCTGGGCGGTGAGGCTGGCCCCGAGGTTATTATGCCGGCCGTCAGGATGACAGATGGCAACTATGGAACCCGCGTCAAGCTCGACCAGGGCAAATCGGATAGCGCGTCCACCCAGCCCGTCGTCAACGTCCCCGTGAAGGTGGTCACGATCTTCGACAAGGCGATGATGGGTGATGCACTTCGGGAGCCGGGAAACGTACGCATCATTGTAGCTGAGATGGAACGCGAAGGATTCAGGAGGCAGTAGCAGTAATGGCCTACACGACGGGAACCTGTACCGGTCATCTGGCCTTGTTGGATGCGCTGAAAACATTCCTTGAGGCCCAAGGCTGGACAACCAAGCGGTACACGACTGGCGACGTCTACGAGTATGTTGCCATGGGGCCAGGGCTTACGGGGACGGATGAGATTTATATTGGGATAAGAGCAATTACAAATACATCGGTCCCGTATTACAATTGGAATCTTCGGGGGTACACTGGGTATTCATCGTCTCTTGATTTTCTTACGCAACCGGGATCAATACTCCAGAGTGGAGCGAATATACCATCATTGCTTTTGACGAACGGAAGCATACAATACTGGTTTGTAGCAAACACTAGAAGAGTAATTATTATAGCAAAATGTGGACTTAGCTATGAATGCGCTTATCTGGGTTTGATTTTACCATATGCTCCAGAATTACAAATTTCATATCCCCTTTTTATTGGTGGGAGTCACGTTTCTGGCGCTGTGGCCTACACCACGCAAGACTATGATCATTTTTCATTCTGGAACCCCCAGACATCAACAACGTCTTTAATCCCGCAATCGGTGTTTCTCGCTAACAACACATGGTTAAAAGTTGTAAATCGTGGCGGAGACGGGAACGGTCTTGTAATTCACCCATATTGCGGGCTGCCTTCTAGTGAAGGCGAAACGACAATAACAATGACAAATTTCTTCGCTATACGAGAAAACATAGACGGAAGTTATCCATTGTTTCCGTGCAGAGTTATGTCAAACGAAGCATTGGCAGCAAGGGGTATTTATGGGGAGCTGGACGGCGTATACGGCATACCTGTATGGGGATTTATGGCCGAAGACACCATTACAATTGACAGTGCTATCTATGTTATAGTTCCTTCGGCATTCAGAACTAGCCGGCAATCCTATGCCGCAATTAGGTTGGTGTAACATGAGCTATACAGAAGGTACTTGCACTAGCCAATTCGATTTGCTCGGGAAGATAAAACTGTTTTTAGAAGATAACGGTTATACAACAGCACTCTTTGCTCATGATACAACGACTTACAATAGTTGGTCAGCTAGCTACCCTGAATCTTCTACCGACGCAAAGCGTTTGCATATATATAAAAACGGCACATATTTAAACTTTAGAAGCACTTATGGGGCGGGGCTTTTCCCTGTTTCCCCAGCAAAGCACTACGGCATAGGGTTTAATGTCGGTAGCGGGTTTGACGCGTCAAAAAATTGGGACGCACAACCCGGCGTTGCGACAATTTATAACGCCCCGACATACACGATGCCAGCATATACGTGGGTTAATTCTTCGGCTTCTTATCGAATGTTTCTTTGGGATAGCCCGTTTACTTTCCTTATATTTATTAAATTTTCAACTACGTTTGTTAGCTACATATACTTTGGTGAAGTGTCGCAAAAGTACGGCGCATGGGATGGCGGAAAATTTTATTTAGGGTCTACAAAGCACGATGATAGTGACGTAACTAAAACATCTAGCACGTCGTGTATTTTTACGTATGACAGTTCATTTTTTGGAGCTATAAATGTAACAACCGCAGGAGCTTGGCCATATGCTGGATGGGCACCGTGTGGGTATATCTATGGCACGTCAACCCCGTATTTTATCCCCGGCGCTTATGGAAGATGGTCTGAGTCTACGCGCTCTGGGGCAACGGTTGGAGACTATTACAGTAGCGTGCTACAAAATCTTCCATCAAGCTACACATCTCCAATGCAACTACTGTCAATACAGCCAAGATTGAAACGGAGTGATAGCAATAACTATGTGTCTCTGCTTGGTGAATACCCGCATGTAAAAATAACGGCGGGGCCAACGTCGTTGTCCGAGAGTGTTTTTACCTATGCAGGAGTAAAATATATATTATTGCCCATAAGTTATAATGATAGCGGCTATAACAACGCTTTACTGGCCGTTGAGTACGAGGGCGCTTGATGAGCAATTACGTCGGCACGCTCCCTTCGGCTGTACTGGCCGACTTTGACGAGATCAGCTACACGCCAAGCGCTCCCGGCCCCAATGCCTGGCCCTTGGCGAGCAATGCTTGTCTTGTGCTGGACGGGGCGTTGTCCGGCGCGCTGACCAGCAACGCGCCCATCGAAATGCACCCGGCCAGACACGCTGGGGTGCTGCTGCCGGGATTTGCATTTGGCCATGTGTATACGTTGCCCTCGGCGGATATCGAGCTGGGGACGGTGATCGACGGCGGTACGGCCGAAATAGAGATCTGGAACGCCTCCTTGGAGTCCGTGACCTGCGCGAGCGCTACCGAGTCCGAAATGGATGGCATCGCCAACGACGCGCCGGTGACGCCGTTTGTCTTGCTGCCGCTGGGTAGCCTGACCGTCACCTACACCGTCGCCTCCAACGGCCCGGTGGATATCGCGGCCACGCATACCCTCGTGTTCGGCAGGGACACGTTGGCCATCACCTTGTCCGGATCCCGGGCTGTGGTGCTGTCCATATGGCCGGACAATGGGATCACGGAAAAATGGTCATGGCTCTCGGATGTCATCACCTTCCGCGACGGTGGGGAGCAGCGCATTGCCAAGCGGTTGCAGCCCCGGCGGTCAGTCAAAATCCCGGTGCGGCCGCCGGACCGCGCCTTCGCGCAACGGCTCGACAACATGGCCCAGGCCTGGCGTGCGAATGCCTGGCTGGTGCCGCTTTTCCAGGAGGCTCAGCGGATCACGGCCCCTGTGGCCGAAGGCGCGACGGCGTTGGCCGTAGAGACCGGCAACATGTCACTCGTGGCGGGCGATCGCGTCATGGTCTGGTGGTCGGCGGCCTCCTGGGCCGTCGTGGGGGGCGCGTCCCTGACCGATGCGGCCATCGTCTGCGCCAAGCCCCTGTCGCCCCCGACCGGCCATGCCGGGCCGGTGTATGCCGTGCCGGTACATCCGGCCGTATTGGTCGCCTCGCCGATCCGGGAGCGCACGCCCGGCTATCCGGACAAATACACGCTTGAGTTTCGACTTACCGAAGATCGCGACCCTGACGATACGGCGACGTTGCCCCAGTATCTCGACATGGACGTGCTGGCCGATGTTGCGGCGTATTTGCAGGCCGACAAGGCCGACACCCAGATCACGCGGGTCATCTGTACCGTGGATTGCGACACCGGGCAGGTGTTCTATTCGAGCCCCACGGATTTCTCGGCCCAGCAGACGCCCCTCGAACTTTCGGCTCTGACCCGGGCTGCGGCCTGGGATTTGCGCCGCTTTTGCTGCCGCCGCCTGGGCCGGGTCGTGCCGTTCTGGCGGCCGGTCTATGACCAATCCATGTTGCTGGCCGCCACAGTCGCCGCCACGGACCAGATGCTGCGGGTCGAGGATCGCGGCTTCACGATCCTGTCCGGCCAGGCCACCCGGCAACACCTGATAATCGAGCTCACCGACGGCACGCGCTTTTTCCGCGAGGTCACCGAGATTGCCCCCGGCTCGTCGGGTCAGGAGATCCTGACGATCAACGACGCGTTGGGCGTCAGCGTCACGCCGGCGCAGATCCGGGTGATGTGCTTCCTGGCCCTGTGCCGCCTGGACGCTGACGACGTGGAGCTGACCTGGGGCCGGCCGGCATGCAAGGCCACGCTCGTCTCGGTGGAGGTTGCGGCATGAGTTACGCATCCATTGACCTCAGCACCTGGTTTGGCCGCACGGTCTATCTCTACAAGTTCCAGGCCGGGTCAACCGTCTGGCGTTATACCTCGACCAGCCGCGACTACACCTTTGACGGCAACGTCTACACCGCCGTGCCCATCCGCCATGGCGATTTTGAGACATCGCAAGATGAGCTCAAGAGCGATTTGCAAATCGTCATGGCGCGCACGGTGGATATCGTGGCGCTGTTTTCCGGATTCCCTCCGGAGTACATGATCCCCACCATAATTTATCGCACTCATAAAGGATGCGATGAGGCGATTGTCGAGTGGCAGGGCTGGTCCGCCTACTGCAAGGTCGTAGACGACGAGGCCACTCTTCAGTGTCAATCCAACGACATCGTGATGTCGCAATCCGGACTGGTGCGTTTCTCGCGCATCTGCCGGCATGCGCTCTACAACAAGTGGTGCGGGGCGGTCGCGGCGGACTACCGGTTGCGCCTGGTCGGCGTGACCAATCCCACCGCGACCACATTGACCCATGCCGATTTGGCCAGCCAGGCGGACGGCTGGTGGACAGGCGGTTATGCCGAGCTCGACACGGGCGAGCGGCGCATGATCGTGGCCCATTCCGGCACGACCGTGACGATCAACTATGCGTTTTCAAACGCTCTCGATCAGAGCGCCGGCATAGCGTTCTATCCTGGCTGCGACCTGACGATCGAGACCTGCGACGCAAAGTTCGGCCGCCGCGCCGCCCATGGTGGCCAGCCGAGTATTCCCCTCAACAACCCGTGGGATGCAAAGGATAAGGTCTGATCATGTTCTTTATTAAGCTGCTTTTGCTTGTTGTCGTGTCGCTTTTAAGCATGGCTTTTCGGACGCCGACCAAGACCACGAACGCCACGCCGGGAGAAATCACGCAAAGTGACATGCCCATGGCAGAGGAAGGGGGCTATGTCTGCATGATGTGGGGTGAGCGTTGGATACAGCGGCCAAACGTGTTGCTGTTTGCGAACCTCAATACCCAGCCCATCCGCAGCAACTCCGGGTCGTCAAAATGAGCGCGGAGCTGATCGTTACGCTGGCGGACATGCACGCCACCCCGGACACCTGCCACGACGGCGGACGCCGGTTTTGCAAGGAGCATGGGCTCGACTGGCGTACGTTCCAGCGGCATGGGCTCCCGGTGTCGCAGGTGGAAGGCTATGACGACGCCATCGTACAGGCCATTATCGCCACGGCCCGCCGCCGGGCAGCGTGTGAGACGGGGGTGGCATGAGCAGCGGCGGCGGCAAGGGCAAGGGCAGCCAGTCCTATACGACGGGCTATCGCTACCGGGCCGACATCGTGCAGGCCCTCTGTTCCAGGATGAGCGCCCTGGTCGCCATCATGGTAGGCAAGCAGGTCGCCTGGAAGGGCTCCGTGGCGGGCGGCACCATCTCGATCAACAATTATGGGCTCTTCGGCGGGGACAACTCGGAGGGCGGCTTAGCCGGCAATCTGGTGGTCCGGGATGGCAATTACAACCAGCAGCCAAGCGAATATCTGGCCGCGCGCGTTTCCACGCTCCAACCGGCCTATCGTGGGTTGGTCACCACTGAGTTACAAGACTTCTACTTCACCGGTCCCAACCCCTACCCCAAGGATTGGTACTACCGGCTGCAAAACTATTCGACGCCCTGGCAAACGGATTTGATCGCCCCAAAAATCGATGGAGAGGTGACGGGCTGTAATGGCGTGCATGTCATCTGGGACGCATTAACATCGGAATGCTACTTGGATGATGAGTTGGAGTGCGGTGCCCATATCGATCCGTCGCAGATTGACGAGGCATCATTTATTGCCGCCGCGCAGATCGCCTACAATGAGGGGCTCGGCATCTCTCCGATCTGGGATGGGTCGATATCCACCAACGACTTTGTGCTGGACATCGTCAATAACTATCTCAACGGGACAATATACGACGATCCGATTACCGGGCTCAAGACAATCAAGCTATTTCGCGGAGATTATGCCGTCAACAACCTGGAAACGCTGGATGAGACCAAGATCTCAAAGCTCGTATCGCATACGCGCAAGCAGTGGGGAGATCTGTTCAGCCAGGTTGTCCTGAGTTTTACCCAGGTCAACGACTACGACGTCGGCGATGGTGGCGACTGCGAGACCACCCGCACCTGTATCCGGTACAACCTGCAATGCCATGCCATCCAGGGCAAGACCGTCGCCAAGGACGTGTCGCGGCCGTATATCACGCATCCCACGGTGGCGTCCCGGGCCACGGACCTGGTCCTGGCGCAGTATTCGACTCCCTGGCTGGTGATCGAGATCATGGGCGGACGGGCCCTGGCCGGCTATGCTCCGGGCGATGTGTTTCTGTTTTCCTGGGCCGCGCTCGGGGTGACGCGTGTGGTCATGCGAGTGCTCAAGGTCAAGCGCGCAGCCGACAATACCGTGACGCTCACCTGCTCTGAGGATATTTATGGGCTGGATTTCGCGATGTTCTCCGGTGTCGGCTCGACGGGCTGGACCAGCCCGATCGCCGCGCCGGCGGACGCGACCTCCCGCCGCCTGGTGGAGCTGCCGTACCATCTCATCGTCAACCAAGTGATCAGCGAGTCCGATCTCGCTGATCGGGACGAGGCCTCCGGGATCTTTGCCGCCATGATCGGGCAGCCCTCCGGGACTAGCCTCAATTACGATCTGTATGAGTATGTGGCCTCGAAGGGGGATTTTGCGGATCGCGGCGCGCGGGTGTTTACGCCGACGGGTGAGTTGCTGGCGGACATAACCCAGACGGACACCTCGATTACGGTGGTCTCCATTACCGAGCCACGCCGTATCGAGCCGGGGGACAACTACCTGGCCATCATCGACTCGGAGTGGGTATGGGTCACGGCCGGGACGGTGGGCATAGCCGGCAAGTCGGCGACCCTGACCATCGCCCGAGGCGTGCTGGACACCACGCCCGCCGCGCATGCGGCCGGGGCTCGCGTATGGTTTTTCGGTTGGACCGACTATGGCTTGGACGAGACGGTGTATCTCCAGGGCCTGACGGCCAGGATCCGGGCCTGCCCCAGGACCGCCCGGGGCGTGTTGGCCCTGGCCAGCGCTAGCGAAAACAGCCTGGGGGCGGATGCCCGGGCCATCCGCCCCTATCCGCCGGCCAACGTCCGGATCAATGGATCCTCTTTCCCGTCCAGCTTGGCCGACAATACGGCCATCATAGTCACCTGGGATAATCGCAACAGGCTCAACCAGACCGGCGGCCTGTTTACGCAAACCGCCGGCAACATCCTGCCCGAGACCGGCACCACCATCTCGATCTACATATACGACGCCAGCACGGGGACGCTGATCCGGTCGGTGACCGGCCTGGCCACCGAGCCCAGGGCGTGGACGTATTCACTGGCCACAGAGCTATCGGACCGCGAGGAACGCGTGGGGGAAGCCATGCGCGTCGAGATAGAGA